TAGTCCAACTACAAATACTGTTACTTTAACTACTCTTAGATCAGTAATACATATAGCTAATACTCCAGCTAATTCTTCTGCTCTGACTGTCCTTGGTGGTACGCTTTTATATGATGGTAGTTATCTTTATATTGCTACAGCTAATAATACAGTTAAGAGAGTTGCTCTGAGTACCTTCTAATGCTAGAAAAGTTAGATGAGACTAACTTTCTACTATATTGCGCTAAGTATTATGACAATCCACAGTGTTTTGATACGCAAGAATTTTATGATGATATGAATAGAATTAAGTATATCAAAAGATTATTTAATAAGTATTACGAATCTGGTGAATTAAAAGAACGTCTTATATTAAATCATATTGTAGTATTATGTAATGTGTTCGGCCCGGTTCATGCCAGCCGAATACTTTTTTTTAAGCTCAAAGGATTTCATGAGTATCTGAAGCCGTTTCTTGAAGTTCTTGGTCACATGCCAGAAAAGATAAATAATATTGGATTCATACCTTATGAAGTAAAAAGTGAAGATGTAGTACCAGATAAAACTATAACAGAAGCACTTAGGAAGATCTAATGAAAAAGTTTGTGCAATTTATGGAAGATGGAATAGCTACTGGCGTTGCCGGTGTTGCTGGTGCTGGAGATGATAATTCTACAGTTCCCATTTCTGTTAAAATGCAGCAAAAGAAACGTAAGTTTCCGTTAATGAGAAGAAAAATTCTGTAATGTTTAGTCTCATTCCTCTTCCAGCAAAGTTAGCTGCTATTGTTATAATTATATTGAGCGCTTTAGGGTTTGGCTATATGAAGGGCAAAGAAGGCGCTAAAATTGCTATAGCAAACTATGAAGCTGCAGCCCAAAAGCAAATAAATGAATTAAAAGATATAAATGCAAGTATTGCAAACAAAGTGACAATACAGTATGTAGATAGGGTTAATACTATAAGGGAAAAAGAAACACGTTATGTTGATAGTGCCAAGGCTTCTGTGCCTAGTCAGTTTGAGTTTTCTAATGGCTGGGTGTTCACACACGATATTAGTGCCACAGGCAGTGATGCCAACTCCACCAGGAGTTCTGATGAAACCGCCTCAGGCATTAAAGACAATGAAGGCCTTGTTACCATCATCCGAAACTACTCAACCTGTGAACAAAATGCCGAGCAATTGAAGAATCTGCAGCAGTGGATCATAGAAAATCAAAAGGCAGTAGCCTCTTCCGATAAAACCGATAATAAACAAAAGAAGAAGTTTGGTATATTTTAATGGTAACTGTAAATCAAACTATGTTAGTGCTTCAAAAAATTAGAGAAGACGTAACAGATCTTCAAAGAGATATGGCTAAAGTTGGCATTCTTGTTGATAGATTAGATATTACTATTGATAAACTATCAGAATTTTCAGGAAATGTATCTAAGCTTATAGCTATTCATGAAACCAAATTAGAATTTCATGAAAAACAAAATGCAGATTTACTATACGAAATCAAGAGTCTTAGAACAGATTCTACTAATCAACACGATGCACTATCAAAAAGAATCACTATTATGGAAAGATGGATGTGGCTTGTAGTCGGCGGATCCATTGTTGGCGGATTTATAATAAATGCGTTGATTAAATTAGCATAATTGTTTACAATAAATCAAAGTATAGTATAATATAATCTATACAATTTATTGAAGGACTGTTATGAGCATTTGGATCGATGTAAAATATGCTAATCTTGTCTCAAGTAAACTTGAGCGGTTTAAGATTAGTAAGTATAATCCGTATACTGCATCTTTTCGTTGCCCAATTTGTGGCGATAGTAAAAAGAGTACCACAAAAACACGTGGTGTATTTTTTCAAAAACAAGAGTCAATTATTTTTAAATGCTTCAATTGTGGAGTTGGCAGGAATATTGCGTCATTTTTGCGTGAGATTGAACCTGGCCTTTATAAAGAATATATTATGGAGACTTATACAGATAAGGATCCAAAGAAGGCAGAATTACCTCAGGCACAAAAGCATCCTAGTTATTTAAAGTCTGGATCGCCACTTCTTAAACTTAAGAAAATCTCTCAATTACTCTGGAATCATCCAGCAAAGCTATATGTTCTAAATCGTAAGATTCCTAATATAGCCCATACTAAGCTGTTCTATTGTCCAAAATTTGCTTCTTGGACTAATAGTATGATTCCAAAAAAACTTGATATTAAACACAACACACCTAGACTGATCATTCCTTTTATTGATGAGAATGGAAAGATGTTTGGCTATCAAGGTAGAAGCTTTGATCCTAATGATAAGATTAGGTATATCACTATTATGCTTCAACCAGATAAAAAGATCTTTGGTCTAGATACTGTAGATTTTTCAAAGAAGCACTATATCGTTGAAGGTCCTATTGATTCGTTGTTTATTCCTAATGCTATTGCCATGGGTGGCGCAGATATAAATATGGAAGTCCTCAATACAAATTCTGTGTTTGTATATGATAACGAACCACGAAATCCTGATATTGTAAAAAGAATAAAGAAGATTCTTGACTCTGGCTATAATATTTGTATTTGGCCTGCAGATTTAAAATATAAAGATATTAATGATATGATCCTTGGTGGAATAAAACAAACGCACGTTATTGATATTATAAATGATAATACATATAATGGTATGATTGGTCTTGTTAAATTTAATGAATGGAAGAAAGTATGAATGTAAATCTAATTGGAATTACTAAGCCTACAGCATATTCAGATTGTAATACAGTATCAGAACTAGTAGCCTATACTGCTCGCGTATCTAATCCATCTAATCAGAATAATAGTCAAACTGCCGCAAAGCTTATTAAGTATCTACTAAAGCACCGGCATGTTTCTCCATTTGAGATGGTTCATGCCACTATGGAAATTAAGACGACTCGAGATATTGCCAGGCAGATTCTACGACACCGTTCATTCTCATTCCAAGAATTTTCTCAGAGATATGCCGAAGCCACTGAATTTATTAATAATAGAGAAGCTAGACTTCAAGATCCTAAGAACCGCCAAAATTCCATTGAAGTTAACGATAATCTTATCCAAGAAGAATGGAATATGATGCAACAAACGGTGGTGCTTAATTCAAAGCAAGTATATACTTGGGCTCTTAATAATGGTATTGCTAAAGAGCAAGCTAGAGCAGTTCTACCTGAGGGCCTAACTGAATCTACAATGTATATGGCTGGAAGCCTTAGGTCTTGGATTCATTATATTGATGCAAGAACTGATCCGTCTACACAAAAAGAACACAGACTTATTGCAGAACAATGTAAAGATATTATTATGCACCATTTCCCTATCTTAGAAGACTACTGGAGAACAGATGATCAACGTAATTAAGAGAAATGGCAATAAAGAACTACTAGACCTAAATAAGTTTCATAAAGTTGTGGAACAAGCATGTGATGGTCTACCTGGTACTTCTGTGTCAGAAATCGAGATTCGTTCACAAATCCAATTTTATAATAATATCAAATCAACTGATATTCAAGAAACAATTATCAAGGCTGCTGCAGAACTGATTTCAGAAGATAATCCAAACTATCAATATGTTGCTGGTAGACTAATCAATTACAATCTTCGTAAAGAAGTCTATGGAAAATATGAACCAGATAATCTTTTTGTACATTACAATAATGTAGTTAAAGAAGGATACTATGATACAGAACTTGGTACATTGTATTCAGAAGATGATTTTGAAATTCTAGATACTTATACACACCACGATCGTGATAATCTTCTTACATATGCTGCCATGGAACAAATGCGTGGTAAGTATCTAGTAAAGAATCGTGTTACCGGTAAGTTCTATGAAACACCACAAATGGCATTTATGTTTATTTCCATGACTTTATTCAGTAAATATACAACAGATCGTCTCAAATGGGTAAAGGACTTTTATGACGCCGTTTCTACTTTTGATATTAGCTTGCCTACTCCTATTATGGCCGGTGTTCGTACTCCGCAGCGCCAATTTAGTTCTTGTGTCCTTATTGAAACTGACGATAGCCTTGATTCCATCAACGCAACAGCTTCAGCAATTGTTAAATATGTTTCTCAAAAGGCTGGAATTGGTATTGGTGCTGGCCGGATACGTGCTGTTAATTCTCCTATTCGCAACGGTGATGCTTCTCATACTGGTGTTATCCCTTTCTATAAACATTTTCAAACTGCTGTTAAAAGCTGTTCTCAAGGCGGTGTCCGAGGTGGGGCGGCTACTCTATATTATCCGCTGTGGCATCTTGAAGTTGAAGACCTTCTTGTCCTAAAGAATAACAAAGGTACTGAAGATAATCGCATTCGACATCTAGATTATGGTGTTCAATTTAATAAGGTGATGTATGAGCGACTTCTATCCAATGGTGTTATCACCCTCTTCTCTCCCAATGATGTCCCAGAACTCTATGAAAGTTTCTTTACTAACGTGGACAAGTTCAGAGAACTCTATGAACGTGCAGAACGCAATACAAAGC